GATTCTTCAATTTAGAAAACCTTGGGAAGCAAATGCTGATGGATGTTTAGATAAACTTATGTCTGAATACTCTGAAGTTAAAAGTGCAATGGACAAAGTAAGTACTGAGGAAGATGCACCAGAGATAGTAGAGGAGTAGCATATGAATTTAAACGATCTAGCAAAGATATGGGAAATCATTAAACCTTCAATCAAAGATGGTGACGTACATGAGGCGGCAGATGTATTAGTTAATCATTTGATCGATGAAGGTATGACTGCACAGGAAATCAAAAAAGCCTTTGGCAGTGACAAGAAAATAAAAGAAGCATTATCTTACTTTTCAGAAGATGAAGATGAAGTTTGGGAAGAGGAAGATGCTGATGATGATGACAACGACTGGGACTAGGAGTAATACTTGAATTGGTACACTCGGATTAGCCATGACTTGTCAGTAATACCTGACTTCATTGCACACTACGAAAATGAACTCATATCTAGCAAAAAGGATTGCAGGGTAACTGGTTATGTTGAGAAACATATATCAGCACTGCCGGGCATAACTGAGCATCGCTTCAATCAACTACAAGAAGTTGAAGCGGTGCTTAACCTTCTTAACATCAAACTACGTAAGATTCGCAGAACTCACTTTCAGAAGTACTTAGAGAAATATGCTAGGGCATTGACTTCACGTGATGCTGAGAAGTATGTTTATGGCGAAGATGAAGTCATAGACTTTGAGTACCTAATCAATGAAATAGCCCTGCTTAGAAATAAGTATCTGGGCATAATGAAAGGGTTAGATGCGAAGCAATGGCAGATGGGTCATATTGTCCGTCTAAGAACTGCTGGAATGGAAGATATTCAAGTAGATTAGGCGAAATAATGGGTAAATAATGGGTAAAAGGCTTGACTCTGTACCCAAAAGGCGTTATAATACATGTATGTTAAGTAAAAAAGTAAACAAAATAATTATAAAAAAGTTTACCCAAAGGCTTGACATTGCTACCCAAAGGTAGTATAATTACATTATAACGACAACTGACACATTACGGAGTTAAATATGACACAGACTATCACAGTCAAGTACGGAGAGTACAGAAATCAACCAATCGTTAATCAATCATTTGAATTGGTTAAGGGTTATGCAACAGGCAAACGAGGAGGCTTCGTAACTGTCAAAAATGACGGTAACTTCCCCCACGTACAAATTGCTAATGTTAAAATCAAAGTGAATAACATTAACTATATCACATGGGGAAGTGAGAGACCTATCATGGCAGATCAAACAACTGAAGTTTCTCAAGTAGAACTTGAATCAGAAGAAGATGCAATGGATCGAATCAAATGCAGATTCAACATACTTGACGATATGGCAAAGGCTACTATCGCAGGGGACATTAGAGCAATGATCGTTTCAGGTCCTCCTGGAGTAGGTAAGTCATATGGTGTTGAGCAACAAATGGAGAAGGCTTCATTGTTCGATCAACTTACTAACAGTCGTACTCGTTACGAAGTTGTTAAAGGTGCAATGACTGCTCTAGGTTTATATGCAGTTCTTTACAAGTACTCTGATGCTAAAAACGTCTTAGTGTTTGATGATTGCGATTCAGTCTTTCAGGACGATCTTGCTCTTAACATTCTTAAAGCGGCACTTGACTCAGGCAAAAGCAGACGTATCTGCTGGAACTCTGACTCTAGTCTTCTTAATAGAGAAGGCATTCCAAACTCATTTGAGTTCAAAGGTTCATGTATCTTTATCACTAACTTGAAGTTTGAGAACATCAAGTCTAAGAGATTACAGGATCACTTGGAAGCATTACAATCACGTTGTCATTTCTTAAATCTTACTATCGATTCTGATAGAGATAAGATGCTAAGAATCAAACAAGTAAACAGGGACGCAACAGGCGGTCTGTTTAATAGCTACAAGTTTGAGAACAATGAAGGTCAAGAAATCTTTGACTTCATGGAAGAGAATGCTCACAAACTTAGAGAAGTTTCAATGAGAATGGCTCTTAAGATTGCTGACTTATTTAAAGTCACTGGTCAGAATAGCTGGAAAGTGTTAGCCGAGTCAACGTGTATGAAAGTTCGATAACTCTGTGTCAGGAGTTTGGGGCGGCTGAGGTCGCCCCTTTTTTATTACCAAACAATTAGGATTGAAGGATAGAAGGAAGTATAATACTGTTATGAATAATATTGAATTTACATCTAAAGAACAAATCATCTTTTTTATGATGACTACTTCCATTAGCCTGTCGCATTACGACTACAAGTTCATATCTAATATGCAGTCCTTGACACATGATAAGAAACAGGTCACATCAGGTCAAGCAGACTTATTCGATAAACTATTACACAAGTATAGAAAGCAATTTTTAACTAACGGCTATGATCCGGTTGAGTTAGAAAAGTTATCTTGGAAGTGTGTTGTTGTTCCTAGTCTACCTAAGTATACTAATGCAAATGTTGATTGGGACGATAGTGTTGATATGATGACTATCAGGGTACCATTCAAAAAAGAATTTATATCAAAATTCAGAGCATTAATATCAACATGGTTTCCAGTTGATAGTTTACATGATAGTGCAGGGGCTTGGATCTGGAATAGTGAACGTAAAAGATATGAAGCAAAGCCAAGTACATATGGATTGAAATTAGCATATGAAATACTTCCTCAATATTTTACGACAGTATATCATAACGAAATTAAAGACATCATACAGCGACTGGAAGCACAGCCAGTCAAGTATAATGACCCAACACTAGTGTGTGTTGATGGACACTATGCAGTTGTTAATTCTAACCAAGTGTTAGATAAGTTACTAGAAGAGGTAACGTTAGACAACAGTGCAAAGTGTTTATATCAACTATCACAGTTGGGTATAAAGATAGACAAACCAATCACTGAGGGTAGTCCTCAATTGTTGTTTGCATCTAGTTACATTGTAGAATGTGATATAGATGAGATCAGCGAATGGTGTAGTTGGTTAGTCGATCTTGGCACTAGTGATCTTTTGATGGGACGTGGCACTCCTGCTCAAAGTCACAGAAAAGGTGCCGGTTGGAATAGTATCTATAAAGAATGTAGAGACAATTTTGTCGAACATAATTTAGAGATGCACCCGGCTCAGGATATGTTTGGAGAGAGTGACGGCGAGTATGGCATTAATGGCATGCCTGTATTAGTTCAATTCAATTCTATCATTGAGCCAGAACAGTGTCATGGCGATAATCGCAATGGCAAAATTATAATCATAACAAACGGGAGACCAATACAAATAACATGATTAAGAATAGTAATATAAATAAAAACTTTCACGTTAACTTCATGCCGCTATACCTAGTAGCCGCGGTAATGTTTTTAATGTTGATCGCAAATAAACTTCAGTCGCAAGAGATTGAAGAAGTCATCGTAACCGGGGCAAATGTCTATGAGTCTGAATCAGACCCATCTTCAGATGTCAATCTACTAGAAACAATTATGCCGGCAGTAACAGTGTCAGGCGGATATGGTTCTTTTATGGGTTATACTGACAGAGGTACACAAACAGTACACACGACTATATATAGAAACGGTGTGCCAGCAAACGATGCTGGAAGCGGATGGTATGACTTTGGTCATGACTTTGCTACTGGTAATGAAACAGTAAAGATAGTAAACGGTCCTAACTCAGTCTTATATGGCTCGGGTAGTTTAGGCGGTGCAATCTTTATCACTGATGATCTTAAAGACGGATCGACTATCAGAGTAGGTAGTAGTACGTTTGTAAGTCATACAGGTAACGGTTTTAACCTTAGTTACTTTGATGCAAACAATGATAGTGTCAGAACTGACAACGATGAAAAGGATGGTTATAACAATCTATCACTTAAAGGTCAGAAAGAATATGGTGACTGGAAAGTAAATGTATCGGGTACATCATATGAGTACGATTACGATAATTGTTATACAGCATCTTTTTCACAAACAAATGATTGTGTGCAGTCTGGAAACAAAGGAACCGTCTCAGTAAGGAATGATAACTATACATTTGGTTATACATTTAATGATGCTGAGTATGAAACACAAGGCTTGCAAACTTTTAAAAGTGATGCAGAAAGAGCCTATGTAGATACTAGACACCAAGTTGGGTCTACACTACTAGGAGCAACTGTTGAGTATGAGAAGTATTCAGACTTTGATCAGAATCAAGTATCACTATATTCACTAACGTCTTTCGACTCATTTGATGTCGGCTTTCGTCTAAGTGAAGATGCATTCGTGTATCGTTTAGGAACTGAGTTTAATGATTGGTACGCAAGTTCAGGTACATCATATCGTAACCCAACTCTATATGAGTTAAACGGTGACACATGGACTCAACCTAATCCAACACTAAAGCCTGAAGAAGCAATTGGTTATGAGATTGGTTATAAAAATATAACTGTCTTTAAATACAAATTCTCTGAAGGAATCGACTATAGTTATAGTGACTCTTCCTTTGTCAATACTGGATCATATGATACACAAGGTGTAAGATATGGAAGCAGTTATGACATCGAAAGATTAAACTCTACAAACGTCGGCTTAATGTTAGGCTACACAGATAGTGATCAACCCCGTGTTGCGAAATACAAAGTAGTTGTATCATCTGTAACTGACTTAGGTAGTTATGATATCTCATTTAGATATACAGGACTATTCGACAGAGAGCCAGGTGCATATGACGGTACAGAAATGCTTGATGATGTTAGTTCGTTAGACTACAAGATTGAGAAAGCATATCCGAACTACTTGCTATCTTTTACTATAAGAGATATACTAGACAAAGAGATTGAACTTGTACCTAACTACGCCGCAGGCGGGTTAGAATACTTCTTAACACTACAATATAGGCCTTAATTAGATGCCAGGAATAGCAACATTAAAAATCAAAGATGAAGTCAATCTTAAGATTGATGGACTTGAATTAGATGCTCGTAGGGCACTAATGCAGAAGTTTGAATTTGAAGTTCCTGGTGCAAGGTATATGCCCAGTGTTAAGTTGGGAAGATGGAACGGCAAGGTTAGTTATTGTAGCCTTGCTGGTTCCACATTTATTAATTTACTAGAAGATATCATTCCGATATTAGAAGAATTAAACTACACCATTGAGTTAGAAGATATGAGAGAATATCAGACTCAATTCGATTTTACAGAGATTCAACAAGACACGTTTAAAGAGGTTCTCTGGCCTAAAGGACATGTCTGTGAGGGGCAGTCTATTGAACTACGAGACTATCAAGTAGATGTCATTAACGAGTTCTTAAAGAACCCTCAATCAATACAAGAAGTCGCTACAGGCGCAGGAAAGACTATTATGACAGCCGCACTCAGTAAGAGTGTCGAAGACTACGGTCGTAGCATTGTCATTGTACCAAACAAAAGTTTAGTATCACAAACAGAAGAAGACTACGTTAACATGGGATTAGATGTTGGTGTATATTTTGGTGATAGAAAAGAATACTTCAAACAACACACCATTTGTACTTGGCAATCTTTAAACATTCTATTAAAGAATACTAAAAGAGGAGAAGCACAATGCACCATAGACGAGTTTATAGAAGGTGTAGTATGTGTGATAGTAGATGAAGTACACATGGCTAAAGCAGATGCATTAAAAGCATTGTTAACAGGAGTCATGGCACACGTTCCCATTCGTTGGGGACTCACAGGAACAGTTGCCAAAGCAAGATATGAAAACATTGAGGATACGCTGATCACCTATGCACTCGGTTCATGTATTTCTGTCACCGTTTATGATCCCGTGGTAACGGTGGGGGGGCTTTTGCACTTCATGCTTCCTGATTCATCGCTTGATTTACATAAGGCTCGGAATAATCCGGCGATGTTCGCGGATACGGGGATACCCCTTCTGTTTAAATCTTGTTACGAGCTGGGGGCCAAAAAGAAACGAATGGTAGTAAAGATTGCCGGCGGGGCCCGCATCCTGGACAACGCGAACTACTTCCAGATCGGCAAGAAAAACCTGACTGCCTTAAGGAAAATTTTTTGGAGGAATAACATCCTGATAGACGGCGAAGACACGGGGAGTAAT